TTATCTCCTTTTCCTGTTAAGTAAATAAAAAATACTGCCAAGAGATAAGTCAGTATTATTACTATCCATTTAAATTCTATCATTTCTCTTTTGTTTTAAAGGTTAATAACGCCAATAATCTGTTATACTGGCAAATTATTGCATATCGCAATACACGATATTTTACACTTTGTCACACTATTACCTTACTTATGTGACAACATTGTAAGGTTATACCCTTACTTGCAAATCACGAATCTTCTCTATGTTCTTCTATAACCCATTTGAGTTGAGCCAACTCTTCCGTAGTTAAAGTGTTAATCATCTCTACTCTTTTTTGAAGAGCTGAAAACAATTCACTCGTCTCTGGATCAGAGTCAACTTTGTCCAATGGTTTCTTTATCATGAACTCGATCTTCTTTTCGAGGTTGTTCATGAGCTTCTTCACATCATGCTTGTAGAGGGTAGTCCCCTTGAAATCATCCATAGCATCGAGGGATGCCTGGTAAAGTACGAGCAGTTTTACTGCATCTTGAAATACTTGGTACTTTGTCTTCACTGACATAGGATTTAATTTAATTGGTTAACATTCATTCGCACAAGCCTCTATACAAGCATCGCAGCAATCGCACAATGTCTCGATGTCTTGCTCGTGTTTTTCTCTATATGGGCAGGTGTGCTTGTAGTCTAAAGAACCACAACTACACATCCCCGTTGTTATCTTGTAAGTCATAATCGTCCCAATATAAGAAGATGTATCGAGGGTCTCTATTTAGAAAACCTTTCTGCGAATCCTCCTCCGTAATCTTTTTCTTCCGAGATTTCTCCACTGCTTTTTAAATCTTTTACCATTTGCTCTAGGCGTTGTCTTTCTATGATCAGTTCCTTACAATCCACCGCCGTTTGCTTTATAGATTGTAATTCGGCTTTTCTTTGTGTACCACCAATCTCTGGATCAATTGGTTTTCTGATCTCACCAATCATATTCTCTATAGCCACCTCCATGCTCTTCATGAGTTTTTCGGAAGCCCCGATCGTTGTAAATTCCTTTTTAGCCATATACCAATTCTAGATCAGACATACGCATCCTCCAATATGGTGTACCATCGATTTGGATTTCGTAGTCCGAGTGCTTTGAGAATCGTACCCGATCTCCCTTACGCAAACCATTCTCCACCATCTCACTAGTCAAGAATGTCACAATGCCTTCGGAAGCAAGTTCCTCCTCAAAACTTACAATCTCTAAAATATCGCTCTTCAACTTTTTCTCCGGGCGTATTGGCTCTAGGAGTACCCAATTAGATAATGGATGTATTTTTCCCTCCTTATCCTTGTAGGCGAATGCCTGGGAATTAATAGAATCGCTAGGATGATATCTAACTTCGTAGACATCATCGCCATCAAAAACCGCTATACGCTGTGTTTTATCCACCACAACATGGTGATGGAAGTAGATAGTATCTCCCTTTTCAAATGGGCAGTCATACTTAATAGGAGTGCCTAGAACTTCGCCCTCCATAACCCTATGAGCAAACTCATCGAACTTTGTCTCTAGATATAGTTCCTCATCATTTACTTTGATTGTATCCTTGAAACGCTTGGGTATACGCACAAGGATAGACTTCATCATTTTCACTAGAAATTCAAATTATATTCAACTACGACGGGGAGACCTTCTATGTTCTTCCATAACATAACCCCCTCATCTCCTGTTAAATATATTAAATATCTTCGAATATTATATCTTATTAAATATTTTTCATCAACAACGATACTGCTGATGACCATCTTCCCAACCTTCATACCTACATAGTAAGCCATAGCATCCTTGGGATTGATGCCCACGATAATCTTTCTGATCATACAATTTAATTTAGTCTATTGATCCACCAATCAATAGTTCCCTCCTCGGGCTTATTATCTTCAATTTCCTGGCATATCATCCCGTCCAAAAAGTCGAGACCAGTGATCAGCACCTCATCCGTTGGTGCTTGGGCATCATATATTGCTTCAACACGATTTGTTGTCTCATCGTACAACCCCGCCATCGCAATAAATACCACATCGTCATCGAGCTCAAGTTCCTCCGCAACTGCCCTCAATGTGCCTAGCACATCGTTACACAGTAGTAAAAATTCTTCTCTCCGACTTTGATGGTCGTCCATTTTCCCGTAGATTTAGTACCTGAAGCAAATATAACTTATATATGAATAGAAGTGTTGAGGTAGCCATCGATTGGAAGCTCTATAATGAAGAATACGGACTCACTAATTCCAGGGAGCGTAAGAATGTAATCTATAAATATGCATACATAAATGCATGTAAGCCATTCTTCGGTTGCTCGGAATTGGGAAGAATCACCGGCTATAACCACGCCACCATACTTCATGCGTGGAGGGTACACGATACCAACCTATTGTTCTCACCCGACAGTGAGTTCTACTCGGAGGTTTATGAGATCAGCAAGAATAGACTCGACTCTGCTATTGGGGAAAAGGTTGACCCCCTTTTCTTTTTAAGCAAACGAGACCTGATCTCAATCATAAGAAAGATAGAATCGACAATGTCGTTAATACCGATAAACAACCTAGAACCGCAAATCACATTTAGCCATGCCGAAGAGCCATGTAGCACCAACGAAGCAGTTCCGGGAGTTTAGCAAACAACCCGAGCGGTACATAAAACAAAACCACCTCAAAAACATCTCGAAGGTTTACAGGGGGTTTAAGGAGCAGTACGATATCTCTAGACCAGAGATCGAGTTTATGCTCTTTATCTACGACCTCGAATTCTTCACCATCGATTGGGTATGCGATCAGTACGGGCAATCTAAAAAACAACTGCCCGGAAAAATACTCTACCCCCTCCTCAAAAGAGAATACATATACAAACATTTCGATAAGCTCACCCCAAAGAAGGATGTCCTTGGGCAAATGTTTAGATCAGAAACTAAATATAATTATCGTGTGCGCTATGCCCTCGCTCAAAAAGGAAGGCTCATGGTACAACGATTCTATAACGAACTATGACATCCCTAGAAATACCACAGTCCCTAAAAGACTTTTGTTGGGACATCCTCAAAGAAAACAACCTCGGAGAAAGACATTCTTTCAATGGGAGCAAAGAAGAGCAGTACATTGGTCTATTAGGAGAATATATGACCGCTCTGATCCTACAACTCCCAGTCGAATTTAAACCCGGGTTTGACGGGGGTTACGACCTTCTATATAATGGGTACAAGATCGATGTCAAAACAATGGGGAGGACAGTAGACCCCAAACCTCATTATGTAAACAACTTCGTAGGATACCAAGAGAATCTAGAATCCGACCTCTTAATCTTTTGCTCTATAAATAAAAAGACCAGCGTGTATACACTATGTGGTTGGATATTTAAAACCGAATTCCTAGAAGTAGCCGATTACTTCCCCAAAGGAGAAAAAAGAAAAAGGGATGATGGATCAGTACTCACTACCCAAGCTCCCCTTTACGAAATCAAGAACTCTCAATTAAGAACAGTTCATACAAACAAGATCAAGTCTCCTGACTCGACATCGTCCCAGAAGTCACAATAACATTGACCCCCTTCTTGAGCACAGTCGCACATAATTCCCCCATTAAAAATTAGACATAGTATCCCCTAATACAACTTCCTATACCAGGGTGCAATCTACATACTTGGTTTTGCGGTGGCTCTCCAAAGCCAACCGCCATGCTAGTATGCTTGAAGCATTTCAAAGTTACAACTTTTTTTTGATATAATCAAGTACCAATCGAGACAAAATATTTCTTGTCTGGCTTAACTGCCCCAACCAAATTCCAGCGATCAGAAGACGATCCGAATATTAATTAGAGTCCTAAAGATCGGGGGGATTATACGCTATATGATGACGAGCGCGAGTGAGAACCGAAACGATAATCCAAACCCACCCCCTCGATGCTCCGCTCCGAATCTCAAAAACTTTTGGCGTTTTACCTACTAATGCGTTGTGGATCAGGCGTTTCTACCTCATCACCTATACCACTTGTTGAACTATAAGACCGCATCATGTTGAAACCTAGTACATTGCGAATCTAGGGCGCGTACCCCTAGCAAGTTGACAATCACACCCCCCTCCCTTTTGGTATTGAGAATATATCTAACTAGGTATCACACGCTTACCCCCTTGTGTGTAAACTATCGCTTCGCATACCAGGGTTCAATGCGTTGATTCATAGCTCGTTAAATTAAATCAAATCCTCTTGGGGAAAATGTCGGTGCGCCTATATGAATTTTATCCTATGTGTGCTATCTTAATGGTGTACCAATCGGTGCAACGCTCTTTGACATGTGGGCATTTTTCTAACCATCCATGAGGGGTTCTCCTTCATGGGCAAATCTTTATTTTATTATGAGACATTTCAATTTGTCATCGATGATTAATTCATCACTCGAAACCTACCAATATGTGGTAGCGGAAATTTCAAAAGAGATTGTGAAAGCAAAGCCACTTTCGGCGAAAGGATTCAACACGATTGAAGACTTGATTAGTGGAGAATTCGATGAAGCATTCTATGTTGATTTGAACATCCTAACGGAAGCCGAAGAGTTGCTTGATGTGTTCCTGGGTTGCGCTAAAGAACTCGATGATGAACAAATCATCGGAGCCATTAACGACAACCTAACCATGTTTTGCGAACTCGGAGAAAAAGACAACTACATGATACGGATATTGAAGAGGCTAGAACATCGTATGCGCCATAACGGACTATTGGACATCGAGCGGTCTCCTACACAAATCAACTATGGTATCCACCCATTGGATGCGAAAGAGTTGAGGGAAGGAGGATTGGAGCATGATGAACTACATGATATCGAACTATTCAAATCTTTGATTCGAGCGGTTGATTTAGGCAAGAGTATCCATGACCAAGAAGCCATGTATAATGCGCTTCCTTTGAAGAGTAAATTTGATGCTCTAGGCATACGAGTTGAGTTCGATTGTGATACGATGGAATTAGCCAATATTCAACTAGGTAAAGAACTCAAAGAAGGCATGTCGCTATGATGTGTGTAGTTCTGATCCTAATCCTTGCGCCCTTACTTCTTGAAGTAGGCGAGGTAGTACGAATCTTTAAAAGAAAGTAATCATGACAACGGAAGAAAAGAATCAAATGTGGAGATACATTATGGTAAACCTCGATGAGGTACTCGAAGATATCCTTCATGAGAAAGCCATAAGGTACATGGATGACCTTGATGAAATCATCAAAGACAAACATCGAGTCAACGGAGTATACGAATGCAACTTGAGTCTAGATGAGTTCTTAAGTGAATACCATGAGATACTCACCAAATCTCAAATCAACGAAGGAGTCGCTATCCTTGATGCCTTCGGAGTTGTACGGAGACATTAGCAACTAACCCTCACCATCGGTGGGGGTTTTTTTATGCCCAAAAATGCGTGTCGAGATCTTGTTGGACATTTCCTTCAACCCCCATAAACACTAGGATATTTTATGAGCTTTGACCTCTGGGCGGTAAGGCGTGAGATTTACATGGGCGTACATCTCAAGATTATGAGCGGAGACATTTGTGTTGCATAATTAGATATAAGGTGCTATATTGGGGTATCGCTTCGGCGGTCGAGTTCTTTGACATGTGGGCAACTAAATCTAACCGCTCCTCCTAGGAGGGGCATAAATCTTTATTGTTATGAAAACGATTAATGAACTATTCACTTACTTGAAAGTAATGAATGCACAAGGCTTCAATGGTAAGAAATCAACCATGAAGATGATTGCAATCTTGAACGGCAAGAATGAAAATTTGAAGTCGGTATTGAAGGTTAAGATGATTGAAAGTGGTGCGGACAATTACACTGTACAATTCATGAATCACGACATTGCTAGACATATGGCTTCATTGGAGATAAAAGGGTTACTACCTAAACTACCTCCGAACACGCGAGGTCATTACGATACTAACTTCAAATCTTACAAGGATAGAGGTCTCATTACTTACAATCGAGAAGGTGTGAAAATCACGAAACTTGGTCTCCAATATTTGGATGAACCGAAGGAGTACAAGAGAGCAAGAAAGCAAGAACTCGCCATCCAAAAAGCACGGATGGAAGGTTTCAAAATCGGTCGTAGAAGAGAAAGTGAAGTAAGCACTTACAACGACAATTTTGTCTTCGGAAGATTGCTAGAACGAATGGTTGAATTGGAGAAAAAGTACAACCTATATTCTTGCGACATGGTGCATGACCAAGATGCACTCTTCGAGATTCAAAGTGAACTTTTGGATGTGATGATTGCGATGAATAATCGCCAAAATCGAATCGACCTTGTAAGAGAATTACCTTACTTATTTGCACGAGTTGGAGTACTCAAATAAGAGTTCGACACTAGACCCTCATCGAGAAATCGATGGGGGTTTTTTTATGCCCATGTGTGCGCCTGATCGGTGGAAATTTGGCGAAATCGAGGCTGGGTTAGGAAGCCCTTGGGCGGTTTTTTAGAATCTCTTGGGCGGTTTTTTGCTTCGCTCTTAATCTTGAAATTGAGGCGTGATTCAACTCCCATTTTTCAACCTAGGCAATCGCCCCTGGAACTGTGGTTTTCCCACGATCACGAGCTTCAAAAAAATCCCCCTCCCAAACCCCCTGTATATTATATAAGAGAGAGAGAGAGAGAGAGAAAGAAAATATCCCACTATACAATAGCGTGAGCCGAAAAGAAATTCTAATCGGCTCATGTCCAACCACATTTAAGTTGAACCATTGCTTGAACTACCGGCGGCTAACGACCTGGAGACCAGGCGTTTTAGTCAACACTAAACATATATTTCACTGTGTACCGAATTGGTACACATATATATAGTGAGAGAGAGAGGGGCAAAAAAAGTTATCCTGGGTGTTGCACATTAAAAATATCCTAGTTACATTTATCGCACTAACTAAAATTTATTTGTCATGTGTAAATCATTATCGCCGATACCAGTCGGCACAGTTGTCAAGTTCAAGATTTGGGATACCGAGAAAGATGGTCAAGGGATCGGGATTATCTTGGAATACAAAATCAAACTAGGGTCGGAAGTAAAATACCGAGTTCACTTCAAGAGGTTTCCAGACCTTGTCTACCGAAATAGCGACCCATTCGAGTTGACCATT